CCAACGATCCGTTCCTCAGGGTGATCGGCGTGCTCGATGGTCCGGTGGTGGAACGGCAACGGATGCTGCGGGCGAACCTGATGGACCCGCAGCGCCGGTGGGTTCCCAAGGAGACGCGCAACACGTCCACGGGATACCGTCTCTCGGATCGCGTCTGGCGTCAGGGACGATCGGTCCGAAAGGCGATCGACGACCGGATCGTCGCGGGGATTCGCACGGGGGAGGATGCGTTGAAGATCGCCAGGTCGCTGGAGCCGTATTTCAATCCGGCGTTCCGATCCGAGACGATCACGCACGACGGCAAGGTGATCGCGCGGCTGAACCAGACCGCGACACCGGGGCGTGGGGGGTATGGAAACTATTCGGCGCGTCGATTGGCGAGGACCGAAGTGACCAGAGCGCACGGCGCGTCCACGATTGAAGCCGCCAAGGTAACGCCGGGTGTGATCGGAATTCGCTGGGCACTGAGTGCCTCGCATGATGATCTGGATGAATGTTCGGGATACGCCAGTCGTGACAACGGGATGGGAGCGGGTGTGTATGCGGTGAACGACCTGCCCGCCTACCCTGCCCACCCTCAAGAGAAATGCACCTTGCAGCATGTGCAGATGAGTCGCGAGGACATAGTGGCCGATCTCATCAAGCGTTACGGAGGATGAATTCCATGGAACCACGACCGGAGACGCAGACGCGAAGTGTGCAGGCAGAGGACTTGAACATCGCACGACGGGTTGCTGATTATTACGTGGCAATGAAAGGCCGTGCGGTGCATGAACCGGCGCTCTCCACCTGCACCGTGGCGTTCCAGCAGGCGATCACGCGGACACAGGGCGATCCTGTCCAGCTGGTGATCGGTGAAGAGGACAGGATCGCATGACCGATCTCATCGAGGAACAACAGGTTGAACGTCAGAAAATCGCGCTTGAGACCGCGCGGGCAAGTCGCCTACCCGGCAAGGGGTTGATTAGTCTCTTCGATGATGGAGTGTTCATCCTGACGGCATTCAATCCCACGGGAGATGACTTTGCGCAGGTCATCATTTCTGACGATGCACTTGAGGCATTCAGGGACGCGGTAGCTCAGGCGTGCAAAAGGCGAGGAATCAATCCATGAGCACCCAGCCCAAGACCATCGACGACCTTCGCACGTGGCTGACGAACTCCTACGGCGTCTCGGCGGAAGATGCGGCCAATATCATCAGCGGCGTGAGCACCTTCGCGATCGCCAGCTACCTGCAATCGGAGGCGGACCGGAAACCGGCCGTGCCGCAAGCGGGGCAGGCGCTCACGATGGAGACGGTGAAGGCGTATGTCGATGGGCGGCTGGAAGGGTTACGCATTCAGTTTGCGCAAGAGTTTTCGAGATCGATTCAGGAGAAGGCGACGTCGGCTGCCTCCTGTTCGATGCCTGACATGACGGAGGGTGGAACGCGATGACCCCACCAACAGACCGCTACACCATCCATGAGATCAGTGATGTCAGTACGGGTGTGGCGCAGCGGAAACGCGTGTCGATCATCGTTACAGAGAGATTGAGTGACGGTGAGATGTGTGGTGTACTCACGCACGCGATCTCCAAAGCGTTGCATCGTTCGACCATGGAGAGAATCGCCCGTGGTCCGGTGCAGATCGTGTTCGTGTTCGCCTGGACGGACAAAGGGAAGGTCGATACCACGATTGCACCAGCGCGGGCGCTCTATATTCGCAACGACCTTCCCGAGCACGTTATCCGCCCGACGTGGCCGGTATCAGCGAAGCCGTTCGTGTCGGTTTCAGCGCATGACGGCAAGATCACCTTTGCGCTGTAGGTTGGGAGGGAGTGACGCATGAGTTTCATCAACATCATCCATCCACTCTGCCTCTTCGGGCACGATTTCGTCACGAGCCGGCGTGGCGTGACCTACTGCCGGACCTGTGGAAAGGTCGTGAGGTAATGACGGATTTCTCTGCAAGTGATGTTGGTCGTCATTTTTGGCAGTCTGGGAATTACACCGTTGACATCGAAGCAACGCTGTTCAGGCCGAAAGCGATCGAGTTCTTCGATGAGAAAAACGAGCACGGCGAGGATGGCATCGTCTGGATGCGCAATGGGCACGGTGTCGGGTTTGTCCGCGAGAAGGTAACGTTCACGCAGAGCGGATATCGAGGTGAAGAGGGGAAGGCGAATTACGAGCTCAGGATGAGTGGCCGTTTCCACGCGCCCAAAGTATCCCAATGAAACCCACCGCGATCGTCTGCGGGACGGCGATGCTGATCTGCTACGCGATCCTCGGCACCGTGTACGAGGTGACGTGGTTCGCGTTACCTCTTGTGCTGTTTGGGGTTGTCACGTTGATGACTGGGCTGGGCGAAGGGAAAGGTACGCGGTCATGAGCGAACGCACACCGGCAGCCGAACTGGAGACCAAGCGGCGCATCCTCGATGCGATCGACCATCAGAATCGCAGTCGCATCCCGACCGGACCGCCGTACATCTCCCCGCTCGAACGCCGGGTCGTTGCGCTGGAGACGGCGGTGAATCAACTGCTAGAGCTGCCCGTCGTCCGGCATTCGGGCGTGGTCACCGCGACGCTGGAGGGTGAGTGATGAAATACCTAGAAATCCACAAGGATCAGAATGGCCACGTACGTCGTATCCGCGTGCTTCACGACATGGGCGCAAAGCCGTCGATCGTCTGGAATCGTGACGACGACTATGACAAGCCGAAATTCCGTCTGGGCTGGCTTCCGTGGATTCGCTTGGCATTCTATCCCGGATTGCGCGGGCCTATTCAATACACCATCATCGGGCACCGAGGCGAAGTCGAATCATGGCGAGAGTATCGGCGCAGACTTGGACTTAGGCTTGCTGGCATTGATAGGGATCGACTCGAAAGAATCGTACGCGCGCATCCTGCTGGGATTATTGACGGGAAGGGTGAGTGATGGGTGATCGAGAGTGGAACTACCTCGAACGGATCGCGCTCGATATCTGGACCGCGACCGGAGAGCTGGAAACGGAATATCCCCCGGACGAAGCGTCGCTCTGGTTGGGCTATGCCGTTCTCGCAATGGTGAAGGGCTCAACCACCACGTCGTCTGACGTGCACGAGGCATGGGTCGCGTGGGCCACGGTTCGCTACAACGGCACGCATCGGTCACTTGTCCCGTTCGATGAGCTCACGCCGCAGATTCAGGCCTACGACGATCTCTACCGCGATGCGATCCATGCGGTTGCGATGAAGCGGGGCGGTGAGTGATGGAGAACCTCACGAGACCTGAGCAATTCGCGCTGTCCATACTGAAGATGAGACGAGCAATGAGACAACTGGCATCGACGATAGAGAAGATCGCAGATGCATGCGCGAAGGTATGCCTCGATATCGAACAGCAATTTGCAGTTCAGAAGGCGAGTCGCCTGATATCGCGACAGCGGGAGTTCGAGATATTCCTAAAACGGAAAGAACTCAAGCGGGACATGATGCGCCGTTGCGAAGGCATGCGTCGCCGGCAAGCAAGGAGGCGGTGAGTGATGGTGGCACGCACGACGCCGACGGTGGTGATGAAGCCGGGTCCGCCCAAGCCGGAGGATGACACGCGATGGCTTGCGCTGGTGATTCGCCGCGGATTGCTCGTCATCGTGCGAGCCATCGAAGAGAAATACGAGGTCGAGGAGAAGAAGCGGGTAGCGTGAAAACCCCATAACGGTGGGGTTTTCTGCTATAATGGAAGCCTACAATAGAGTGGCGAGGCGGTGTTGAAGCCCCCTCGCCACGGCACCAGAAGGATGAGTTCCGATGCCACGCAAGTTTACTCCAAACCCATTCAGAATATTCAAAGATACAGCAATTGTGGGACTGACAGACAAATCCGGTTTTGTTGTGTCTGAGTTCTTGGTTGACATATGCGATCTTGATTTGGTTCTCACATATGGCCGATGGTCTCGGGTCATCGACCGGCGAACCGGACGATATTATGTACAAAATGTTACGACCCGAGGAACGGTGCTTCTTCATCGCCTTCTAACTGATGCACCCAAGTCCCTCGTGGTGGATCACAAAAATCATGATGGTCTAAATAATCGACGATCGAATCTTCGTGTTTGTGAGATTGGGCATAACAACCAAAATAGAGAGGGAGCAAATCGTAACGGGTCTTCGGGTTATCGAAACGTCTATTGGGTTCCCAAAATCAATAAATGGCTAGTGCGATTCAGGATTGGGGGGAGGGACGTATCAGGAGGTTATTTTGAGTCCCTAGACATGGCGATTGTTGCGGTAGCGGAAGGAAGAAAAGTGCTTTTCCCTTATGCCACGAATTAGTCAGCGGGATGATATACTGACGACATAACCAATATGGCCACCCGGTGCCTATGCCGGCTCGCCGCTCTTGATGGGAGCCACCTAACGCTCGTTCCCATTCGGGAGCGGCGTTTTTGTGTTTACCGCTGCGGGATGCAGCACGAAAGAGAAGACAGGATGTCTTTCAAGCTTCTTTTCACGCTGCTGACGTTCTTCTTCATGACCGACAACGGGGGATCCGGCGGCGGTGACGGTGAAGGGGACGACGAGGGTGGCGACAACACGGGCGGGAACGATAACGCCAAAGGCGGCAGCGACAAGGCCGACGACGATGCCGGTGATGACGATGTCGCCGGACTGCGGAACGCCCTCAAGGCGGAGCGGACCAAGGCGAAGAATGCCGACCGCGACCTGAAAGCGATTCGCACCGAACTCGAAACCATCAAGAACGCGGGCAAGAGCGACGAGGAACGGCGGGATGCCGACCTCAAGACCGCGCAAGCTCGTGCCGACGCCGCCGAACAGCGATTGCAGACCGCCAACGCGCGGGTCGCCGTCACCGACGCGGCGACGAAAGCCAATGCCACGTCGATCAATGCCGTCTTCGCGCTCGTCCGGGACGATCTCGAATTCGACGACGAGGGTGAGCCCACGAACGTGGCCGAGCTGATCGCCAAGGCAAAGCGCGATGAGCCGACGCTCTTCCGGGCAGCATCGGGCAGTGGTGACGGCAGCAAGCAAACCAGTGAGGCACGCGATATCAAGCCGGGGCTCGACCGGCTGATCTACGCCTACGAAACCCAATCCAAGTCCGCGGCACGTCCCCGCTAACGCTCTCGGGCAGCGGTGGGGCAGGGCGCGGACCACACCAGGAGTAATCCCTCATGGCCGTAACCCTGGCCCAAGCCGCTCTGCTGAGTGAGAACATCCTCCAGCGTGGCGTGATCGAAACGTTCATCGTCGAATCCTCGGTTCTCGACCGCATGTCGCTGCTCGAGATCGAAGGCAACGCGTACGCCTATACCGTCGAGGAGTCGTTGCCAGGTGTGGAGTTCCGCGCCGTCAATGCCGCCTACGCGGAAAGCACTGGGACCGTCAATCAGCGGACCGAAACCCTGGTGATCCTCGGTGGCGACGCCGATGTCGATACCTTCATTGCCCAGACGCGCTCGAATCTCAACGATCAACGCGCCATCCAGACCCGGATGAAGGTCAAGTCGGCCGTCTACAAGTACCAGGACACGTTCATCAATGGCGATGTCGCCGTCGATGCGAACAGTTTCGACGGGCTCAAGAAACGCCTGACCGGCGCCCAGATCATCGACGCGGCCACCAATGGCATGCCGATCATCGGCGCGAGCGATAACGACCGCTATGCGTTTCTCGATGCGCTGGACAGCCTGATCGCGGCGGTCGGGGCACCGGGACCGGATGCGCTCTACGCGAATCGCTCGATCATCCAGAAGATCAAGTCGAGCGCGCGTCGCCTGGCGATCTTCGACCAGACGATCGATGCCTTCGGGCGCACGATCACGAGCTACAACGGCATTCCGCTGCTCGATGTCGGGACCAGGGCCGATGGCTCGCTGATCATCCCGCAGACGGAAACGCAGGGCACCGCAGTGGGGACCGCCAGCTCGATCTACGCCGTCAAGTTCGGTCAGAACGAGACCGACGGCGGAATCACCGGACTCACCAACGGCGGCGTGCAGGTCTTCGACTTCGGCGGCCAGCAGATGCAGGACAAGCCGGTCTACCGCACGCGTCTCGAGTTTTTCTGCGGGATGGCGGCCTTCGGTGGCAAAGCGGCCGCGAGACTTCGAGGTGTTTTGAACGCATGACCTTACCAATGCAGTGCGCGTGCGGGTCGACGTGGTTTGTGGAGGAGCGGCTGATCCGGCCGGCGGCAATGCCCGCGCAGGACGTGCGCATGCCAACCCACCCTCGCGAAAGCCGGTACCGCCTGCGTTGTGCGGACTGTGGAGTGATTGTCGGAACCAGAACACAGGAACAGGAGCAGGAAGCCCATGGCGACCACTATCAAGGACCAGAGTCAGAACCAGGACCCGTCGGTCGCGACCGATCAGAAAAACAGCGGCCTCGTCCATAGCCAGGGCGGGACGACCACCCGGGACGATGCGACCGACGTTGGGGTTCCCATGTTGCCAGGATCGGCGAATGAGCCGGTCGGACCCGAGGATGCGCTCGGGCAGGGACCGACCCGAGGCGACTATCGTGGCCGTCTCGGAAGTGCTGCCTACCATCCACATACGACCGTGCCGGTCGCCGATCCGAAGCCGGGTGAGGCGCGCGTGAAGGCGGTTGCCCAGCGCCCCAACGCCGAGGAGATCGGCGATGTCGCGGGCAAAAAAGGCGGCGTGACGACTGAGGCAGGTGAGGCGAGCTGATGGATGACGCGGCGGTCACGGCCTATCTCCAGAGCGAATACCCGGAGATCATCGCCGAGGTGGGAATCGATCTCGCAGGGGTGATTGCCGCCGTCAACGACGTGCTGTTCACGCGGCCAACCCTCGACCCGCTCGACTGGGCCAGTCCGCTTGCCGACTACTTCCTGCTTCGCCGCGCGTTGCGTGGACTCGCAAACCGGATGCGGATTGGCATCGGCGGTGACACCTACGCGCTGAAGGACATGTTCGACAACGTGAAGGTGCTCTACGGACTGGCGGAATCGCTTGTCGCCTGGCTCGTCGTCCCGGTCTCCACGCCAACCCGGCGGGGATTCGGGTCGATCGGGATGGTCGGCACGCTGGCCGTGGAAAGCGGTCTGTGATGAGTGACCGGATACCGTTGATCTCAACTCAGACCGCCGACCTGATCACGGGGTATCGCCTACGCGGGGCTGCAACGACCCAGCTCGTGCAGGACCCGCCCGCGATCGCGATCACGCGCAAGCTGACCGCCTCGGGACCGACGATCGTCGCGACGTTCACGCCGGTCTCGATCGCGCTCGCCAACCAGGGGGCGGGCACCGCCGGTGCCAACGGGCCAACCGGCGCGGTGACCCGACGCGGGACGGTCACGGCGTTCGCGCTGGACGTCTCAGCACCGGTCAACGTTGGTGACGGGTTCGTCTGGCAGGGACAACCGTGCCAGGTGACGACGGAGCCGATGGAGGATGTCGCCATGATCGTGACGTTCGACTTTGTCACCACCGCGAAGAACAGGATCTAGCGATGGCATCCGGGGTCACGTGGAGCCCGTCACCGTCCGTCATCGGCGCCGAGATCGTGCGCCGGGCGGCCCAGGCGAAACCGGCGCTTACGGCCTTGGCGGCTTCACATGCGAGTCGTGGCGAGGCCGCGATGAAAGCCGGGGCTCCCTGGGGTGATCAGACCGGGAACGCACGTCAGGGGCTCTTCGGCGAGGCCGAGGGAACCACGATCACGCTCGGCGGGACAGCGGAGTACCAGCCGTACCTGGAGAACGGGACCAGCCGCATGTCGGCGTACCCGATCATCCAGCCCGTCGCCCAGAAAACCGCGACGGAGTATTTCGCGGACGCGGCCGATCTGGTCACGAGGCTGTTCGGATGAGCGTCCTGACGGAACGTATCGCGGATGTCCTCAAGCTGGACACCGTCATCGCTACGCATTGCGCGGACCGCGTGTATCCGTTCGACATCCGGCAGGCGGGCCCCCAGGCCAGCTCCGTCGCCGAGGACGCGTCGGGGTTTCTGTATCCGACGATCTGCGTCGACGACCAGGGAGGAGCGCGCAATGCGTTCGCGTTCAGCGGCACGACCGAGGACGCGATCGCCGTCTGGATCATGGCCGAACGCGGCTACGACGGCAGCGGGACCGGCATCATCGAGGCGGTCGCAAACCGGGTGATGGTCCTCATGCATGGCTGGCAGGACGGGCCGACCAGGACCTATCTGACCTATGCGTCCCGGCTGGGACAACAGTACGATCCGGCCCCCGATACCGGGGTGCTCGATCGCGTGACGTTTCGCGCCGCCAGCGTGTTGCTGACGGCACAGTTCTAGGAGATACCGAGATGGCAACCAAGAGCGCATCCACCGACGAGACCGTCGAGCCCAACGCGGGCACGCAGCAGGAACAGCCGCAGCCGAAACCCGCTACCGACACCGAGCACAAGGCCGCCGAGAAAGCGTTCTACGCGGGCGAGTTCCCGAGCGGCGGCCAGACCCTACGCTTCCAGACCGTCGACGGCGAGACCATCGCCGTGGTCGAGAAGGTCTAGCGGCCGTGCCCCGAAACTTGACGTATTTCGGACGAAAGCACGCGTTCGAAAACCTCGCCTCATTCGTGGCGATGGTCAAGACGCGCTATCCGTCGATCACGCCGGAGGGGATCAACCAGATCGTCGCCCGGAACGTGGCGAACCGGGAGGCCCGCTCGCCGGCGCGGATGGTGCAGCTGCTGGGCGGTGACATCATGACCGCCGACCTGGCCACCATTCCGGCCTGGCCGTTCCTCGGACCGCAGACGCAACGCGACATCGCGTCCTATCCGCACGCCACCGGCGAACGGGTGGACGAACTCGATGCCAAAAGCCAGGTCCGGCTCGTGACGGGTTTGGTGAAGGAGAAGATCAACCGGTCGGCCCTGATCAGCCCGCGCGGGCTGCAACAGACCTACGTCTGGTCGGACGCCACGCAGTGGACGCAGCGCCGATTACGACCTGATCCTGCGGCAGCGGTCGCTCGCGGCGGTGTTGCGCGATCCCGAGCGGGCGGGACTGTACGTCGAGATTCGTCCCTACGACGTGCCGGTCACGGCCGTCCACGCCTTCAACGACATGATGGAAGCGAGTCGCTTTCACGATGACATGAAATCGTCGCCGCACTTCGCGGGGATCGATCTCGGTCCCACCCACCAGGAGTAACCACCATGGCAGCAGGAACCGTTGGCTATAACCTCAAGCACGGGCAAATCGCCGCACGCGGCGCGACCCCGACCTACATCGACCTGCCCTACATCATGACCATCGACGCTTCGATCGCGCAGAACAGCGACAAGATGTCGGCCGACGGTGCCAAGGTCGTGACGGCCTACAGTGCCCCGGAGGGCTCCGGATCGCTCACGATGGGCATGTTTCACCTCACGACCCAGGCGATGATGACCGGCGGTACGGCGAGCCAGTCCGGCACCGGCGTGACCGCGATCTCGCGGCTGGAGATCAAGGGCTCGGCCCAGCCCCCGGCATTGATCGGGTCGTTCTGGATTCCGAATATCGACGGCAACCTCGCCGCCGCCGGTCTGCGGGTGACGTTGCCGAACTGCAAGTTCAGCGTTCCGTCCGGGACGTTCGACCAGGAAACGTGGGCATCGGTCAGCGCCGACCTGTCGTTCGACCCGGACGCCAACGACACGCTGATCATCTACGAAGAGCTGGCGACCGCGCCGGTCTTCACCCTCGGCGTGATGCCGACCAACCTCGTCGCCCCGGCGTAGGCCTGAGTGATACGAATCATTCGGGAGGGTGTCGCAATGACACCCTCCCACCGTCATGGTTTCCGGCGCGATGCCGGTTTCTCAGGAGAAGCACTCGATGGCACGTTCCCACGACACCCGTCTTCGCAACCGCACCGAGCTACTCGCCCACCGCAAGAAGCAGCGCGAGCTCGGATACGACTTCGCGCTTTCCGCCACCTGCCTGGGACTTCCGGAAGATGAGTGGATCAAGGCTCGGCTGACGCGGATCTCGTTGCGGGACGCGGCATCGATCGATCAGATCCCGACGCACCTGCAGGACATCGTCAATCGCGGCCTGCAGGAACTGGAAGTCACCCAGAAGAAGATCCAGGACGAGGGCGTGACGGAGCCCGAGACCCTGCAGGATCGCGCCCGCAACAACGAGCACGTCAAGGCGGCGGCGAGGGCCTACTGTCTCGCGACGTTCATCGATCCGCCGCTGGTCGAACGGGTCGAGGACTTGCAGAAACCGGGCAACGAGGACGCGTGGGTCGTGGACGACGTCGATGCCGACGACCAGAACGCGATCTTCTTCGGCAACCTCGATGCGGATTCGAGCGCCGCCAAAAAGTTTCGCATCCATCGTCCGCAATCCGTCATTGATGTTGGACACAGTCCTGCTCGCCCAGTGGCCACAGAGACCGCACGAGATCCTGGACTTGCAGTTGTCGGACGCGACACGCCCACAGTTACTGGACTTTGATCGCGCGGCGCTGGCCTTCTGGCGCTCCTACGAGGCGATGGCGAACGAGCAGACGCAGGTGCGCGAGAGCCTCGTGCCGAACAAGCTCCGCAAGGACCATGTCTGGGTGCCGAAGTACCGCACCGACGCGAACATCCTCGCGCGGTACTACCGGGATCGTCCCGACCATGACGCGCTTGACCCGATCGTGGCGGCGATGTCGCGCGACGAGTTCGACCAGCTGATGGACGACTGGGACCCGAGCGCGACAGCTGACGCATGAGCGAGGAGGGGGCAATGAGCACGACGACACTTCGTTGCCCTCACTGCAAGACGCCTGTCGCCGTCGTGCATCACAGCGGGCGGATCACGGTGCTCTCGGCAGCGCAGGCGACGTTTACCGCGAATGGCGGTGAGGTCAAGTGCGGTCGGTGCGGTGCGGTGCGGATGATTCGCTTACCGGAAGTGCGGCGAGTGGCGTGAGGCAGACACGTTGCTTTCACCAGTCCGCGCTTCCCCGTCTTGCTAGATGACGTACGCCTTTCCTTGGCAGGTCTGGCAGGCGGTCCCCATATTCTTCCCGTGGTCGCAATCGCTCGGGCACGGCTTCTTGGAATCTCGCCATGCCTCCAGTCTCGCTGCCAGCTGTATGGCGTCCCGATCCTCCTGCGGTTTGGCCAGGTATTCGTTCTGCAACGCAAACGGGGTATCGAGGAACTCATTGAGGAAGGCGACGACCGCAGGATCATCGATGTAGGTCCGCTGAATGATCGAGTGGTCGGCACTGTGGGCGTAGCCGATCGCCGCATCTCCCTGCATCAGATCGATCCTGATCTGCATCGTGGTCATCGTCTCCCTGCCGGTGGCCGGATCGAACATCTCGACGATGAGGCTGCACTTCCGTGCCGGGTTGATCGGTAGCGGGATACTCGCCTGTACACGCTCTGGAAGCGCAGCGACAACTCCGAACGCCGCGATCGATTTCAGGATGTCTCGTCTCGTGGGGGACATGTGTGTATTCCTCCGTCGATCTGGTATGATCAACGTGTTGATTTAAGTTCGGGCGGTTGATAAGCAGTGAGGGTGTCCGCCCTCACTGCTTATTTCTTATGCGGCTTGTTCGATCTTGCGCATTCTGCTCACGACAGCAAGTTCACCGTAGCGGTCAACAGCTTCCTCGTACATTTCCTGGGCAATGTGATCAAGCGTATTGCTCTGGGTTCGCAGCTCTTTGATGTTGAGCACGTAATCATCAAGGCTCCACATGTCACGTTGTTGCCAGATCGGCGCTCCGTCTTCATCTTTCCAGGTTGTTTGTCCTGCAAACGGCAGTCCGTTGGTGGTTGTACTGCGCAACTCCCGCCGAACCTCGGCACGAAATGCCGTGAATGCCGCCACGTCCCGATCCGCTGCGGTCCATACCCCCATTTCCATGCAGTGGTGCGTAAACCCTGCTGTGGACATCCCGCCACCGATGAGGCCGAATGCCTCACGGATTCGTTGACCTTTGGACTTAATTGGCTGCGGATTCAAGGTGAGCATGAGTCGCCTTTCCTTTGATTGACTGAATGGCAAACGCAATCTGATCGGATGCCTGATTGAGCGTTTCGGCTTCAACTTCCTGCGGATGAAGACGTATGGCTTTCTTGATATCGTCGAGTGCGTGCCGGAGGAGCGGCAGGCGGTCATCCGGCATCGCCGGCTTGTCTGCGGCTTTCGTGCGGGCGAGGCTACGCTCGCGTGTGTCGTTACTCTGAGACAGGGTGATAATCTCCTTTCGCTCAGCAGGTTGTTTCTCCGCGATGTTTTGCAGCATCGGAATCGCTGCCTGGGGCGGAATACCCGGCTGGTCAATCAGTGCGATGACAGGCTTGCGGTCTTCTTCGGGAATGCGTTTGAGAATATCCGCTGCTTGCATCGCGTGGTACTGCTTCCATCCAGGCTGCTGGAGTACCGGATATGTCTCCGCCGCCGCTACGCGCTTCCTGGCGTCGCGGATCGTGGTTTCAGGAACGCCAACCCGTTCCGCAACCCGGCGATTTGAACCGAGTGCTTCAGCCCCTTTCGGTCTTCCGGGTTTTTGCGCGGATTCCGCGCGATAAATACTGCCAGTTTCCTTGTCGGCAGCCTTGGCGACCTTGGCCAGTTCAACGAGGTTTTTGTCTTGCTCGTAGCTGGTAAGATCCTTGCGGCGCAGGTTCTCTTCAAGCTCAAGTTCACGACGCTCTGTCTCAGTTAGTTTCTCCCAGCGCCGAACCTCCACTTCCATGAACCCGATTTGCTTCATCGCGCGCAGGCGTCGTTCGCCGGCAATCAGATTGTTGTCGGCATCCACGGTAAGCGGGTGAATCAGCCCCCACGTCTGGATCGATTCGGCCAACGCATTGATATCGCCGAAGTCTTCTCGGAGCCGATCTCCCAGAATGATTGATTGA